AGACATCGTCCACCGGCGATTTTACGATTCAGTTTCCAACAGCAGACGCTAGTAGCGCAATAATTAGGATTGCTTAATGGCTGATGTAACCGTATTTTTTACTGGTTATAACCAAATAACACAGGGTTATGGCCGGGGTGGATACAATCAAGACGTAGCCTTTACGTCTTTAACGAGCGGTTTAGGAACTGCCACATCGTTAGCGGGAACAATTGTTTCTGTATCCGGCATCGAGTTGACAGCTTCTTTAGGTGGCATATCCATCAGTGCGGGAGGTGGAGAAACCGTTCAGGTTAATGGCATAGCGGCAACAGGCGGCATTAGCTCTCTTAACGTTTGGAGTGGGATAACTCCCGACCAAACGCCGAGCTGGAGCACAATTACAGCATCACAAACACCAAACTGGGAAGAGATAGCGGCATAAATTATGGCAGCAACATTTGTAAATAATTTAAGAGTAGCAGAACCAGCCGATGGAGATGCAGATTGGGGTACAACCACCAACACCAGCCTTGAACTAATAGGCGAAGCATTAGGCATTGGGTCTGAAGCAATAGTAACTAACGCAGACACTCACACTAGCACAGTAGCAGATGGAGCTACAGATCCAGCTAGAGCTTTACATCTTCAGTATACAGGCACATTGGATTCTGCTTGTACTATCACAATCGCTCCGAATACGCTCAAGCGAGTACAAATCATTGAGAATGCGACTAGCGGTGGTCAGTCTATTATTATCAAGCAGGGATCGGGTGCTACGATTACTATCCTGAACGGCACAAAAAGGATTGTGTATCTTGATGGAGCAGGATCAGGAGCGGCAGTTGTTGATATTACGGCAGCGGCTTTTGGCGCACAGGCTTTTTATGTCCCATCTGGGACTACAGGAAACAGACCAACAGGTGTCGCAGGAGCTTTCCGATACAATACGACAACAGGTGCATTTGAAGGCTACACCGACAGTTGGGGAGACATAGGCGGCTCTGGTGCAACCAACGTATCCCTTAACGAATTTTCTGGTAACGGAAGTACCACAGCCTTCACCTTATCTGCTGACCCCGGCACAGAAAACAATACTCAAGTTTACATTGATGGTGTCTACCAAGAAAAAGGCACATACGCTGTGTCAGGCACAACGCTGACATTTAGCACAGCACCACCAAACGGTACAAGTATTGAGGTCATGGCGTTTAGTGCTAGTTCTGTGGGTGTGGTAGCAGATGGAAGTATTTCAACTGCGAAGTTGGCAGACGATGCTGTGACGCAAGCAAAAATTGCTGACGATGCTGTGGGTGCAGATCAATTAGCATCAAGTGCCGTGGTCACTGCGTCTATAGTGGACGACAACGTAACTCAAGCCAAGATAGCAGACGATGCCGTGGGCGCAGATCAATTAGCGAGTTCAGCAGTGGTTACTGCCTCAATGGTTGACGATGCGGTAACTACAGCAAAGATAGCGGATGATGCTATAACATCAGCCTTAATAGCTGATGATGCTGTGGTTGCTGCTGCGATAGCTGACAACAGCGTTGACATTGCGAGGTTAAACGTGACCGATGGAACAAACGGACAGCTTCTTTCAACTAATGGCAGCGGCACATTATCTTTTACTGATCCTCCCTCTGGCGGTGCAAGTGTCGGTAAAGCATTCTTTATGGGGCAAATATAATGGCAGTCAAAATATCAGGCGTTGATTTAAGCGCAAATACAACAGCGAACATAGGACAGGCTGGATCCTCTGGAGGAACTTACACTGTCCACATTCTTAATAGAAGCTCCTCGACAGCGTTTGTTCAACTTGGAGTAGGAGATAGCTCTGCCACCTTTGCTAACGCCACAAAGTTATTGGAGAACACTCAGATTGCCCCAGATGAAAGTTTGAGTTTTTCTCCAGTGGTAGCAGGGGCTAGTGATTATGTGATCGGAAGAAGCACAGTCGCAAGCGTAAACATGGTGATGATGGGATTTGATGAATAATGGCTGGATTAACTAGACTATCAGGGAGTGGGAGAGGTAGCTTGCCTATGTTCCCAAGCGGAGATAAAAGCTCTGTTACTCCTTACTACAATTACGACAATAATGAATCGGCGTATGTACACCTTCCAGCATTTACAGGAGGCACATCGGCAGGAGGATCAATAAGAATTTTACAAAATTCAACAAATTCTTTTAGCGCTAGGCTATACGATAAAGATGGTGGGCAGTTAACGTCTGGAGTCTGGAATGGCGATATGTCAGTAGCAGAAGCAAGTGGGACGGAGGCAGACGGCGATAGATTCGTTAGTTGTTACATGGATGAAACGGACAACCTTTTTTATATGTGGCTTTTGGATTATGGCACTGATCCTGATACTTATATCCTTTCAACAGTTAATGAAGCTGGAACGGTTAATCGCATAGGAGCGGCTCAAGGGATTGCTGGCATAAATGGTCTTTGGTATGGAAATGATGCCACTGGCCCAATGTATAGGGTAGGAGGAGACGGCTCTGGGAATTTTGCGATTTCTGCTGCAGGATTGCAGGGAGGTAGCTCTGCCGCAGGTGTACCTTATCGGGGAACCACAATCACCATAAACGCATCTGATGCTTCGTTAAGTTATTCTTCAGGATTGATGCCTAGCGCTTATGGGGCTTTAACTTATTTGCGGTCTCCCATATTTGGGCCAACAGGAAACGGAATAATTGGTGGCGCTATTTCCGCTCTTTCTTATACTCAAGGCCCCCCGCTTGTGACTGGACCTTACGGCTCTTTAGGAAATACAACAACTGGAAGATTTGCAACTAATATTTATTTTGGCTCACCAGCAACGAATGGTTATCCAACAGGTTTAAGCTCTTTGATAATTTATAGAGCGAGAAGGAAGTATATATTTTCAGTTTATGGTAATGCGTTTAACGGCGCTCCCGCCGTATATGATGAAGAAGAAGTTCACGCATGGTTAGATAATTTGGCGGTGTACTATGGAATACTATAAATATGTAGGGGTAGACAGCGGAGGAAACTTATCATTTCCTGCATCTGTCTGGCTAAATCTTTTAACAGAAACAGAAATGTGTGCATTTTTTCGTAGCTCTACACAAATTATTGCAGATACTGCTTTACTTATGAGTAACAGAAATTGGGTAGTAAATGTCGAAAGTTCAAGATTTGATGACGTTATGACTGCTTGTGTTGCAGAAAATATTTTTACAAACGACAGAGTAGCAGAGTTTAAACGTGGTGTTGTGGAAATAAGCGAAATGGAGTATCGGTATGGCTCTAACTAAAGTATCCAAAGGACTGATAAGCACCGATACAGTATTTGAAGTTGATGCCCTTGGCGGTAAGTACGGCAGTAGTTCTGCCCCTGTCACGATTACAGTTACGGTAGGAACCAAAACAGCGGCACATCCTTACAACGGTGATGGCAGTAGTTCTGCCTACTTTTTAGATGGCCTTGAAGCTCCAGCTATCTATCTTAACGGTGCTGATAATGTAACGAGTGACAGCGGATATTATTACAAGTTTGACCAATCAGACAGCACCAACAGCAGTCACCCCCTCAGATTTTATCTTGATGCTGATAAGACAACGGCTTATACGACAGGCGTAACGACTAGCGGAACACCCGGAAGCAGTGGAGCTTACACGCAAATAGATGTAGACGAGGACACGCCCAGTATTTTGTATTATCAGTGTAGCTCTCATGGCTACATGGGCAACTACGCTTTGGTTCCTGCGTCAAACGTAATTAACCACACTGAAGCCTTGATTAGTATGCCAACGGCTACTACGACTCTGGTGGGTACAGACACAACGGATACACTGACTAATAAGACACTTACTTCGCCTAAGATCAACGAGAATGTGGCAGTCACCTCAACTGCTACTGAAATCAATATCCTCGATGGCGTAACTGCCTCAACAACAGAGATTAATAAACTAGATGGTGTAACTGCTACTACAACAGAGATTAACTACCTTGATATAACCACACTGGGAGCGTCAGAAGCCAGCAAGGTACTTACTGCAAATGCAAGCGGTATTGTCACTTTTAACAAGGCAATCACAGAGCAATCGGTGGCTCTTACATCAGGCACCTCAGTCACTTTAGATATAAGTCAAGGCAGCGTTTTCACAATCACTTTGGCTCATAACATAAGCACGTTTACATGGAGCAATCCAGCTACGTCAGGTGATGTATCTGCTTTTGTTTTGAAAGTGACACAAGATGGCACAGGCAATAGAACGATAGCTTTCCCAGCCGCAGTAGATTTTGCAGGAGGCACTGCCCCCACTTTGTCAACTGGAGCAAATGACGTAGATGTATTTGTGTTTTTTACGGTGGATGCAGGAACGACCTATTTTGGATTTACGGCAGGGCAGGATCTGAGCTAATGGCTTTTATTGCTCAAAAACTTATCTCTGCCTCTGGTGCGACAGAAGAAACAGATGACGATTTTAATCTAGTCACAGGGCTATATCATTTTGATGGCTCAAATGGAGCGCAGAATAACACTTTTTTAGATTCGTCTAGCAATTCCTTTTCTGTTACTAGAGCAGGAAATTCAACTCAAGGAACCTTCAGTCCTTTTTCAGCAGATGACGGCAAGTGGTCAGCAGGGTTTCCAGTCGGTGTTGCATCAAATAAAATTGAGTGTGGCACTTCTGCTGATTTTGCTTTTGGAACAGGAGCTTTCACGATAGAGGCTTGGGTTTTTGTTACGGCAGATACTTATACTTATAGTAGGCTTTTTAATATTGCATCTTATAATGCCACAGACACAGTTGCGATTGTTGTTGATGATACTAGTAATTCGCATAAAATTAGATTTGCGGCTGTAGCTGCGTCAGGATCGCTTTGTATTTCGCAAAATGCAACTCCAAGAAATGAATGGTTTCATGTTGCTGTCTCAAGAGATGATACTGGAGATTTTAGACTATTTGTAAATGGAAATTTAGATTCAACAAATACCTCTTATAGAACTACAAATATAAGCCCCGGAGGAAATCAACCTTTAACTATTGGAGGAGCAACAGACAGGGCAGTAGAAGAACCATTTGAAGGATTCATATCAAATTTTAGAGTGATTAAGGGATCGGCTTTATATACCTCTACTTTTACTCCTTCTACCTCCCCACTAACAGCAGTAACGAACACCAAATTATTAACTTGCTGTAGCAATAGGTTTAAAGACAAAAGTACATCTGCTCATACTGTAACTGTTGGTGGTACTCCAAAAATACAACCCTTTTCACCCTTTGCGCCTAGTGCGTCTTATAATGCAGCAGTTAATGGAGGATCAGGATTTTTTGATGGAACTGATGATTATTTGGAAGTAGCGTCAAGTAGCGATTTTGATTACACCTCTTCTCTATGTGTTGATGGTTGGTTCTACATGACTGAAACTCCCGGTGATACTTCAAACGCTCATTGTATTGTAAGTAGATGGGCTGCAAGTAGCGGAGATCGTGCATTTCTTGTTGATATTGAGTCAGATGGTTTGAGAGTGCTTGTGAATCAAGGTGGAAGCACTAACGTGACTGTTTGTAATCCCGGTAGTTCAGGAGCTATAGACCTTTTTTCATGGCATCATTTTGCTTTAACTTGGGATGGAACTACTTACAGGGCTTTTTTAGATGGAGTTTTAGAAGGATCAGCAACAGGTAACGCCGCACCTACTGGAAATGGTAAAGTAGTTAGAATTGGTTATAACTCAAACAATCATTATTTTGGTGGATATATTTCTAATGTAAGAATAGTGGCAGATGGAGGAGCTATCTATACCTCTGCTTTCACACCTCCCACCTCACTATCTACAGCTATTACAAACACTGAATTACTTTTAAACTTTACCAATGCCGCCATGTTTGACCAAACAGGCAAAACTAATATAGACACAATAGGCAATGCTCAACTAGATACAAGCGTTAAGAAGTTTGGAACAGCAAGCGCAGAGTTCGATGGCAATGGTGATCGGTTAATTTTAAGTAATAAAGATTTGGCTCCTGTTGGCACTCAATCTTTTACTATTGAGTGTTTCATTTATGTAAATGCTAATAAAAACTACAATGGCATTTATTCAGCAGGAGTTGGTATTCAGATGTATGTTAATTCGAGTGGTAAACTTCAGTGCTGGCTTGCCAGTTCAACAAGTAGTTTTTTTGTAAACGGCTTTCAAAGTACAACCACTATTCCCACTAGCACATGGAGGCATATCGCATTAGTTCGTGATTCTTCTGCAAACACATTAACTTGGTTCGTTGAAGGACTTGAGAAAGGACAACAAACATCAGTTACAGACTCAGTTATGGGCCTGACTACTTTCGCACATACAATAGGATCTTACCAAGCAGGAACCTACGCAATGAATGGATATATAGACGAGTTTAGAATTACAAACAAAGCCCGATATACAAGCAACTTCACCGCACCCAGTAAAGAATTCCCAAATAGGTAACAATATGCAGATAGCTATAATTAAAGATAACAAAGTAGAAGGGCATGGGAGAACACAGAGAGCTATTTAAGAATGTTGCGTTTCCTAAATCTGGCCCACCTGCTGATTGGATGACTGAAAATTCTGTAATGCCTGTGACGATGAGCCGTTCTTACGATAGGATGACCCAGAAAAGCACTAGCGTAGATCCATACATAGAATCAGGCGTGGTGTACTTGCATAAAATAGAAGATCTGACAGACAGCGAAAAAGCAGCCGTACAAAAAGAAGTGGCTGATCAGACAGCGGCTAGAAACAGAGAAGAGAGAAACAGAAGATTAGCAGAGACAGATTGGATGGCTTGTAGTGATGTCACTATGAGCAATGATTGGAAAAC